GAAGAAGGTTGCAGAGTATGAGTCAGAATTGGCTCAACTCAGAAAAGCGACTACACCTGGTTCTGGACAACCAACAGGTCCAGCCAAGACTAAAGCTTTTCACGAACTCTCATTAGATGAGCAAGAACGTGAATTGATGAAGATGGCTGGCGAAGTTGACAGAAACGGATAGTCACAACAACAAAGGTAATTAAATTATATGGTAACTACTGGTTCAGTCAGCGCGCAATTTCAAACATACTTTTCAAAAGCATTGTTAGAACGTGCGCTCCCTTTGCTCCAAATGGAGCAATTTGCAATGAAATCCCCCTACCCCACGAAAACTGGTGGCAACAAAACGATTCGGTTTTTCCGTTTCGGTGATCCCAGCATCTCTGCGATCTCCGCTCTTTCGGAAGGAACGACTCCTACCTCTGGCGATGAACGTGATCTCACGTTGTCTTCAGTTGAAGCCACGCTGGTTCAGTACGGCAGCAAGATCATCCTCACGGATGTAATTTTGGCCACTGAGCTATTTTCGCATTTGGCGCAGGCCACTAAGCAACTCGGCGAAGACGCTGCGTTGCACGCTGATACTCTTTGCCATCGTGCATTGGTCCAGGATTCCTCGACTAGCACTGGTACTGGTATCGCCGTCAAGTCGTATGCTCGTTATGCCCAGAACGGCACAAACGGAACGACATGGTCCACTGCTTCCACCCCGAATGGTGCAATGACTGCCACCGACTTGCTCGATGGCGCAACCTCATTGTTCATCGCTCGCGCTCCTAAAATCAAGGACGGATACGCTTTCGTAGCGCACCCTGCCGTGATTCGGGATCTCCAGCAGGATGACGATTGGTTGAAAGTGTCTAGCTATTCTGCCCCTGAACAAATCTTCAAGGGTGAAACTGGCAAGCTCTTTGGCGTTAGCGTGATTAGCTCCACCAATGTTCAGACCTTCAATACCTCCGCCTCTGGCGTGGGTGAATTGACTGTCTCCACTGGTGCTGGCTACGCAAACGTATTGCTCGCTGGTGGTGCATTCGGAGTTCCTAACTTGTCTGGCATCGCGGCTTCTGGCTCGCCCTTCTCCCCGAAGGTCACGATCCTTGACGCGGCTGACAAATCTGATCCTTACGGACAGCGCATCGTAGCGTCCTTCAAGACGTTCTACGCGGCGAAACAACTCGATCCTCGGTTCTTCCGAGTGATCTTCTCGAAGAGCAACTACAGCTAAGAATCATATGGGAACCCTAGTTATTGCTATGGGTCCTCGGAAAGCTGGGGAGGGTCAAACCTCCCCAGCCTCTTCCTCATCTAAAAAACCAATGGAAAAAATGACAAAATCTGGAATGGTAATGCTCCCAATGTCAAAGTTCGAGATGAACGATGGCAGTGAGAATGTCGCACCAGAGGTTGGCGATTCTGTTGAGCTTTCTGGGACGATTGACATGATCAAGAATGGCGTAGCACACGTTATGGTGGAACACGCTGTTGGCGAGAATGCTCCTAAAGACAAGTCGGAAGATATGTCTGAAGGTGAAAACTCAATGTCCGAAGAAGAAAAGATGATGAAGATGGCCGAGGAATCTGATAAGGAAAACTATAGCTAATGCCTATTTACGAGTACGAGGACACCAGAAATGGAAAAGTTGTCGAACTCGAAAAGACAGTAGCTGAAAGGGATTTGGTCCCTCGTTACCTTAAAAGATTCACAGTCCCTCGAAAATTGACCCTAGTGGGTGTTGGCGAACCCCTCGACAATCCGCTGGGAGTTAATGAAACAAATTTGATGAAGGGGTACTACCGCCAGGAACAAAAGCTTGGCAGTAGATTCAAAAGCAAGTACACGCCAGATAGTATCAAACGTGCTACTTTAAGGAGAAAATAATATGGCTACTGAGTTTATGCGGAATATTCGCAAGGCTAAGAACAAGGCGTTACGCTTTGATTCTGCTAGTTTTGCTAACGTGTTTGAGATTACGGCAAGTTCCAGCGGTGGCACAGTTAATACTGTTGCAACAGCCCCTGCGTCCTTGAATGTGACTCTTAACGGCACTTCGTACAGAATTGCCCTTCACACCTAATGCGACTCTTATCTCGCCTTGTTCTTGGTAATGGCGGGA